ATACTTCCTCTCCCGATATCATCTTAATTGTTGCGTAAAATTCTTCTTCCATATTATTCCTTAAAATCTAATTGTATAATTTCATAATTAAATTTTTCTTCATTATAAATTTTTATTCTTTCGATAAGGTGATTGAGAGTATAATTTTTTCTTGATTTGTAAGTTATATCATCTGCAATATCATATAATACTGCTTGTTGTTTATTATTTCCTTTACGAAGAACTCTTCCGATACTTTGAAGATTTCTTATTCTCGATTTGGACGGAGAAGCAAAGATTACATTATGTAAATTTTTAATGTTAATACCAGTAGAAAATGTACCATATGATGCAACAATAATTGCGTCTTCTTCCATTTCTGTAATTTCTCTTACTCGTTCTCTTTCTTCTACATCTACCCCACCATAGACAAAAAATACTTTTCTATCTTTTGATGCTGAATTATTTATAAGTTCATAAAGTGGTTGTCCGTGACTTTCGACTCTACTAAAAAGAACTAAACTATTACCTTTTAGATCTAATGCAATATTTTTAATAAAATTATTTCTTTTTTGATGAGTAATTAAATATTGTATTTCTTCTTCATATTCATTAAATTTGTGCTCATTGTGTTTTATTAAAAGAACTTTAATGTCTAATTTTGATAAATGGCCTTTATCAATTAATTCTTTAGTTTGAGTGACTTTATAAGAAGGGCCAAACAATCCTTCAAGCACCCACTTATGCGTCTGTGTGCCGTCTAGAGTGCCTGTAAATCCATAACGATACTTGGTGTTATCTAATTTCGTCATAATCCCCACAAGAGACTTGGACTTGAATATATGACACTCATCACCAATTGCGACATCAAAATCTTTGAAGAAAGATCTAGGAAGATTATAAATCGACTGCCAAGTTGTAATGATTACATTTTTATCTGTAATTTTTTCTTTACCGGAATAAATTTTATGGCAGTAGTCCTCTGACTTCCATCCATAATCTTCAAAATCTTTATACATCTGTTCTACTAATGATGTAGTAGGAACAATAAGAAGTATTTTTTTATTTTTTTCTGTAAAATATCTTATAATTGAATAAATCATTAAAGATTTACCAGAAGCTGTAGGAGAAATTAATAACTTTCTATTGTATCTCAATGCATCGTATACCGCATTTATTTGGTAATCTCTTGGTTCGTGAACAGATATTTTTTTCATATAATCACCAACACCTTCGTGAGAAATCATTTCATTCTCTTCGAATGGATCCCCATAAAATTTATTATGTTTGAATTCAATATTATATTCAGATTTTTTTGCCCAAGATATTAATTTATCTAAAAGACCAACATAAATTGTATTATTTCTAGTATCGAATAAATGAATTTCACCATTCCAGCATTTATTACGATACTGAGGCATAAATTTTGCTCCCGGTACATCAAATTTAAAAGCATCCGTTAATTCATAACGTATGTGTTCATCACTACATAAAAGTTCTAAATATACTTCATTTTTCTTTTGGACGATAATGGTTCCGTTATAGGTATTTTGACGCTTTGTATTTTCCATTATATATTCTATTCGTGAGTTTTTTATCTGAGAATGAACGATTTTCTTTGATGTATCTAATTGCAGTATTTCTTCCTATATTGTATTTATCTACTGCCCATCTAGCAGCTTCATTTATACTTTTAAATTTTATTCCTTCAACTTCAATTTCTATTTTTTGACTATTAGTTTCTAATTTTTTATTTGATATTTTTATTTTTTTCTCTTTGGTTTGATTTTTCCATCCATCCTTTACTTTTTTACTTCTCCATTTTTTATGTTCTTCACTTTCCCTTTTCCCAAGCATAGATAATCTACATTTTGATTTTGCATCTTCGGTATGCTTGTATCCTAATGTCCCCTCACCACCCAGAGTGGCATTATATTCTGGTTTCAATTCTTCTATTAATCTTGGTTCTTCTACATTTAATAAAAATATTTCTTCTCCTTCTAATATAATTTCAAAAGAAAAATTTTCTTCACCATATTTTCTTATTGCTTTAATGATCGGTTGATTATTTTTCTTTTTTGAACGAGCAGTTGATAGGTGTTGATTGAATCTCCATTTTGGATTTTTTTGACTTGTAAATCCTATATAGAATTTTTGATTTAAATTATTTGTTATTTTGTATATAACAGACATAAAACATATTCCCATCCCATATTATTTATATCAGTCATATCCTGCCGTGAATTTAAGAAATTCGATACTATTTTTGATTTGATAAGTTCTATTTAATATTGTTTTGAGAATACTATCCAAATAATTTAACATTGTTTGATAATATTCTATTTTGGATATAGATTTTAAAATTTCTTCATCTGCATCCATATACTTATCTATATCTTGTCTTAATACCTTATAATCAAATGGATATTCTCTATAAACTTCTGGTTCTGCTTTTCCCGAAAAATACATCCATTTATTTTTTTTAATTATCTTAAATTTATTTTCTTCTAGTTTTTTTAGAAGAAGAATATTATTATAAATCTTATAATATTTTGCGTGAAGTGAAGGTATTTTGATGGATTCTGTGTGCAAATTATCTGGATCTATTTTTGAATCTTCTTCCCATAATATTTGAATTTCATCAATATTCATAATTATAAAACGACTATATCATATATAGAATACTTAAAATTAACCTCTGCTATGACATAGTTAATATCTGTAGATTTTGAATCAAATTTAATCGTAGATAAAGTTACAGGAAACATATCTTTAAACTGAATATCAATAATTGGGTTAAAGTTGCTATTATAAATTTTTAATGTTCCATCAGAGTATTCATTGTATGGGTTTTTAGCAGAAGTATCCGGAAAATACTTATCGTTTGCTTTTAAATTTGCAAATTCTTGAACACTATATGGATATCCAAGTCCTCTTAACCAGTTATGGACTTCTAGATAATTTTCTAAATTTTCATCCACAAAAAATTCCAAAGATAAATCATCGTAAGTTAATTTATCTCCAGGTACTGGGATATCTTTTAGATAAGTTGGTTGCATTGCAACACCAAGATTAATTCCAGGTACTTGAGCAGAATTAGAAAAAAAATCAACTTTTGGTATTTTTGTAATTGAAAATTTAAATCCAGCAGGGGATAGATAATTACGATTTGATAATTGCTTTTGCCAAGGTGATTGCGACATCTTTCTTTTATTTTTATTTATTTGCATAAAAAAAGGGGTCCAAAGGACCCCGAAAAATATATAAAAATTCCCACATAAGATTTGTAATCTTACATTAAATTAGATATTTTAACTCTTCTGTAGTATCTATTTGCGTTTACGTTGAGTGCACCTTGTCCTACCGATGTACCTTCAGCAAAAGGATTAGCAACAATACCATAACGAGTCTTAAATCCAATTTTTGGTTGGAAAGTGTTCTCACCAACGGCACGAACCATCTGAAGGGGCACATAAGGACAATAGAATAGTCCTGCATCATAAGGAGATGAACCCTTGTATCCGGCAACATAATATTGGTTGGATTCTAAGTTTGATGCATAAGGGTCAATGTATACCTTATACTTACCTTGAAGGATGCCAGCAAATGTATTACCAGTATCATCGACATTAAGGTTTGCATTAAGTGCTGGTGTATAATCAAGAACACCAGCCATAGTAAGTGCAGAAGCAACGTCTGCGGAGCAAAGAATCATATTACCCTTCCCTCTACGAGTTTGTTGGGCGATTGCGTTTGCATCGCGCTCGATTTGGAAGATAAGACCCTTGAACTTCTCAACAGACCAACGACCGTTGGAATCAACATCGAGGTCAAAAGTACCGGCAGTTGCAGTGTTTGCCTGAGCACCTGGCTTGGCAATCTTATAAATGGTACGAATAAGTTCACGATTAATTTCAGCAAGAATTTCGGTGCTAAGAATATTAGCAAGTTCAGCTTCTGCATTCAATCCGTGAATTGCCTTAAGGTCTTGTGCAAGTTCTAATGAATACTCAGCTTTGAGTGCTCTAGACTTTGCAGTCACAGTTACTTTCTCAATCGAGAAAGCCATTTCATTAAATGCACCTCCCCCCGATGTTCCAAGTGCTTCAGCATCACCAGTATTCATACCGGTAGATACGTTATAAGTTCCGGGCGAAGCATCATTTAAAATGCTTGGATTTGTTCCTGCCTGTGCAACAGTAGTACCGAAACCGACGTTACCGGATACAAGGCTGTTGGCAGCATTCTGAGCAGAGAATCTAGTATCTGCCTCGTCATAGAACGATTCAGTGCCAGTTTGGCTAGTATAACGTGAACGCATTGCGAAAATGAGTCCAGTAGGACCGTTCATTGGTTGAACGCCACAAAGATCGTATGCGATCAGATTGGGCATTGAACGTCTAATTAAAGAAATCAGAACTGGATCAAATCCAGCAACTGGTGTTCCACTTGCTCCTTGAGCAGTGCCACCAAATCCTCCAGAAGAACCAGCGGCATTTGCTGAGCTTCCTTCGTATAGAAAACTGCGCTCTTCGCGGAGTTCTCTTTCTTGATTTTCTAGCAGGATAGCGGTTACAGATCTACGATGTGGATCTTGAATCTGATCCAATCCTCGATAGTCTAGGATTGGTGACCACTTCTCCTGCAAATATTCTGCATTGAACATTTGCATTGGTTTTTACCTTTTTGGAAATTGTTAGTTTGATTTATAATATAAAAATCACTTTCTAGAAACTCGGCTCAAGGTCTGAAGATATGACTCCATTATTCCAGAAACTGGTTCGTCGTAGTTCATTTCTTCGGATAGTATTTCCGAATGATCTCTTTGATTGCTAGCATATTTTGGGAAATAAGATTCTCTTAATGTTACTAGTTTATCACGATAGTTTGTTTCACTTTCAAACTCAACATTTTCAGATAGAGAAGCGAGTTTATCTTTCTGTGAGGTCGCTAAACCTTCAGAAATTTGACTGAAAATTACATCAGCAACCGATTCTGATAGTCTTCTGTTTAGAGCAACATTTCTTTCAATTTGCTCGTTGAGTTTTCCTTCCATTTCATCAAGTTTATCTACCATACTCTCAACTACATCATATTTCT